TTTTGGTTACGTTCATTAAAGTACGCAGTTCTTTCAGCTACAGTCTCTTCCGGTATTCTTGCGAGAAGCAATCCGCCCACTCCAAACACACCTTCATATTTACCTGATTCAACTACCGGGGCCTCAAAGTCCGGAAATTCGTCCTTACGAACCAATTCCCAACCTTCGCGCATTTTTGCGCTTATGTTTTTAGTATCATCAAAACCACGCGTTTCGGCGCGAATCCAACGATGTTTAAAACCATCCGGTGCAGGTGGTGCATCTAGCATTGACGGGGGAGCCCAAGGCTTTCTTATAGCTTGTTTTTCCCTAGTTTGAGTTGCGCGAGAAGCTCGATTATTTGTCTGTTCAGTCATGTATCTTACTCCTTAACGTGTTTCGCATATTCTTCCAGCGGCACACCCAATTTCTTCGCAATCGCGACTTGGCTAGGGGTGAGTCTAACCTTTTTCCCACTGCGCCCAGAAGTGCTTCTTGTGGCACCAGCAACCGTCTGAGCGGGTCGTTTGCTAGTGGTTTTTGCGCCCGTATTAAACTTATCGTCAATACGTCGGTCAAGTTCAGTATAGTACTCATCGGCCGTGGGGTCAAACCCTTCTTCTTCGACAAGCTTTTTATGTATCCCAAAAGCCGCATATGTCATGGCTTCGTCGTCGCCAAACCATGTATTACGCAAGGCCCATTGCTCTGCTTTAGCGTCAGGGCGTTTAGGAACCTGCGGAGCCGCTTGTTGCGGAGCTTGTTGAGCTACAGCCTCCGCTTGAGCTTTTTGGTGTTCCTGTTGCGCCTTGGCCTGCTCTGCACGATCAGCCTGAATAGCCAGATTAGTCAACTTACGCTGGGCTTGTACCGTAGCGGAGCTATCGCCAATCTCAATAGCCCGCGAAAGCTCTGCTTCCGCCTGCTCCATTTGAGACGTAACCCTTGAAGAGTACTCGTTGACATAATTGTTATCCAAAGATTCCATACGCTGCTTAATATGATCAGACTCCGCCTGAACGTTTTTAGCATAAGTTAACGCTTCTTCGCGCTGACGCTCTGCTTCACGCATCTTCTTTGTTAAACGGTTAATTCTTTTTTGAGTGGCGTCTTCAGCTTTTTTAAACTGATCATCTGAATCATCTCCAGATACTTCTACCGCCTCATTTTCTACCGGCGCTTCAGCTTCTACTTCTACCGCCTCTGTTGTTTCAAGGTCGAGTTCGACCTGATCTTCTTCTGCCATAATTTACCTCTTACAGATGTTGAATATCTTCTGGGTCCATAATTGTCGCCAGAATTTCGTCGTCGTTTAATATCCGGACTTCTCCTCCGTCTATCTGGAACCTAGAGCCAGCATAACGGGCAAACATTACCCATTGCTTTTCCTCGCACCAAGGACCCGTAGGAAACTTTTCCTTGTCCTGATATGCAAGAGGCCCCACTTTTAAAACATAGCCAACCTGCGTAGAAACCTGACTACGTTCTTTAACCTCGTCAGGTATAAATATACCGCCAGAAGTTTTGGCTCTGCCTTGATATGGGAGAATAAGAATGCGCCAACCCGTGGGGTATGGCATCCGGTCTAACAAACTTGCACCAATCGTCTCCGGATTTAGTACAGGTCTATCGACATAAGCATCTGCAAGATTTGCAGTATTTTCTTTTTTCATTTCCTTTACGGCTTCAGCCGCGCCGGAAAGATCAATTTTAGTGCCTTCATTCATCAGTTTGCTCCTGTTTATCTAGCAGGCTCTTGAGTTCCTGTTCCACATGATCAAGGGCTTTCAAATTCCCCATAAGCTCACGATATTGCTCCATATTCGAGACATTGTCATAAAATAACAAGTCCTTAATCGCCTCGCGCCGCTCTCGTATAATACGATAAACAGCCTCGGCTAAACTTATTTGCATACAATTCCTCCTGTCCTTGTTTGCACCCTAACACAACAGATATAGGATTTACTAGGAGAAACTGTGACTTTATGCGATTATTTCAGCCACCCGTAAATTTTGTTTGTTTCTTTTATACGATGATCTAGACCAGTGTAGCCGCCGTTTATTCTTTTTGTCAGCTTTTTTACAACGTCGTCACTTACACCTTCGTCACATATTTTCCAAAGGTTGTTTTTCTTAAAAAACCATAATGCAGTTTCCATAGCGTAATCTTCTTCAAGCAGCTTCGGATTTTCTAAAACGTCTGGTACACGCATATCTGAAGCAAATGATCTGACGTTGTTATAGCCGGTTAATTGTAAAAATCCTCGGCCAATGTAGGCGCTGGCTTTTTCCTTCGTATCGTTCCCCATCCTGTCGAAATACACGTTTTCAGCCAGTGCTTTGGGGTTCCTAGCGAACGGCTCTGCGCTCTCCTCTGTAGGAAAACGGCTAGGCCAAACTTTCATCATCGCTTGAACAGAATAATTTAAATTCTCACAGGTATATTTAAACGTACCACTCTCATGTACTACTTGTCCCAGTAGATGTGCGCCTCTTTCTGGAGACAATTCGTAGTGCTTTACTATAGCTTTGGCTGTATTTGGGCCAAATGCACCATCAGGCGATACACCACACTTCTCTTGTAACATCTTTAATGCTTCAAACGCCATCAGAGTTGTCCCTTTTTGCCATAAGATCTTCAAGGTTCCTGACTTTAGTGCCGCCATCGTAAGGCCAAGCGTAACCTTTATCTATCATAATTTGATTAATAGACATTGTGTCTTCTTCTGATTTGTACAGCCAACCAAGCATACGTCCAAATTTACCGTCTTTTTCAGTTTTAACCGTAAGGTTTGTTGCTTCCATAAGATGCATCTCTAAAAACTCTGTGGCTTGATACCCCATTTCTTTTTCTTTAGGATTCTTTGTCCTTTTCTCTGGGGTATCTATACCCGCAAGCCTGACACGCTCTTTTTTGGTAAGATCAAAACCCAGATCAATACTTATATCTATAGTGTCTCCGTCCACTATTCTGTCTAAAGACTTTACAAAGTAAGTGTACATTACTTTCTCCTAGTAAATTGTTTATACCCTTTCACACCAAAAGAGGCTGAAATTGCAATACCCAAGCTGTAAAAATACCAGTCTGGTGCCTTGTGAAGCTGTTCAAATCCCCTGTCTACAAGGCCCTCGGCACCCGGTATGAAGGCTAAAATTAATGGTATACTTAGCACAATTACAAAAAATTCGTCTTTCCACGAACTTTTAGAATTTTCTGCCATTATCCGTTCCCAATCGGCAACAGACGTTTTTTCTGACAAAAGAATTTTTGCTTTCGCCTCGGCTTCTGTAAGTTTTAACTTCGCTTCTGCGGCCTGCTTTGTGGTCTTTGCATCCAGCCAGCTACTCGCCAAACCCGCTACAGGGCCCAATAATTGTCCTATCATGTTTTCTCCTATCTAGGTAAACCAGCAATTCCGCGCATATCAAAAACGCCGCTATAATCAATTGTTGGCATTCCTGCATTCCTAGCGGAGTCATTAGTTGCTAATAAATATTCCTCTGCAACAGCGGGTGAGTAACCCAATTTTATTAAAGAATTGTACCTACTCTGGGGATCATTGCTTAAACTCGCTCCTGTCATACCAAAACTTAACCCCGGAAAATCCGTGCGGTACTGCGGACCTTGAGCATTTACATTTGGATTTAAAGAAGCGGAAACTAAATCAGAGGTTAAAGCAGCACCCGGCTGCATCGTGGGCACAGCCATACTCCAGCTACTCGGCTTTCCACCCCTCATCATGTTTCCAATAAAGCCGCCGTCTGTGATATACCGCGCTATGCCAGAAGTACCAATATTTACACCTTCTGCACCTAGATTTCGTTCACTAGCATACGATCCTCTCGGACGCGCACCCGCAAAATTTGACAAAGAAGCAATACCTCTTTGCGCCCGTCTGTAAACTTCTGGTTGGTTTTTCTCGGCTCTTAGATATTCGTTTTCAGAAACATAACCGTCTCGGTTAGCATCAAAAGTTGCGGTGTTTCCAGAAGAAAATCTAGCCCCGCTTCTGCCGGGGCCTCCTCCATCAAACATGTCTCTTAAACCTGTGTAACTAGGACGAGGATCGTCCATAGCTCGTCTCATCATGGCATGGTCTTGAGCATGAGGGTTCTTCATCCCAAGCGCTTGATAATGTCTTGCAACTTGATTCATGTGGTTTTTTCGACGAGCATTAGCTGCGCTGGTTTGTGCTGCTTCACTACGGTTATCTGGGGCAGGCCGTGCCTTTGGTCTTAAACTCATTTGTTAGATCCCATATTTGTAAACCCATAATAAGCACCCACAATAGCAGCAATCGACACATAGTAAATGTTGCTCATGCTTGCCAACATTAGTGAGGCTTGCGGTAGTTCCATCCATTCCGTGAAAATCACGCCAAATGGGAAAACAAGCATACCAGTAAGGCTGAACCACGCCATTCTACGCTGTGCGTCTCTTTTGGCATCAGAGTCAATCATGATCCTACGGCGATCCTCAAGCATTATTTGGCGCTCTTCGGGGTCAATTTTTCCGTTGTCGTTCAAATCGTACTTTGCTTTGGGCATCTGCATACTCCTGTACTATTCTTTTATCGTACCCCAATATTAGTAGTTTACCATGTTTATCATAACCTGCAAACTTTTTACCACGCTCTATTATTGTTGGCTGTTCACTTCTAGGCAAGTCACCTTCATTGAGTTGTGCGTTACTAATATTTTTGCCTTTTCTGCTTGCTCTAGACATTGCTCTTTATCCGAAAATGTACCGATCTGGTAGTATTGTAGGCGATCTGTACTAATAAAATGTAGAAAAACCAAAACGTAAATCATCGCAAATAATCCCAAATATCCAACCATCCCATATAATGCAAATAACCTGCTGCTCCTATAAATGTCATAATAAGCAGAACAATTATACCCACTATCGTAACCATTAACTCCTGCTGCGCTATCTGATCCCTTCGGGCTTGCGCTTCAGCTTCCCTTTTCTCTGCTAAAACTTCCCTTCTAATCTTTAAAAGTTCTAAGTATTTTGACCTACCATAGGTCTGTGTAATCCACTCTTTTAATTCTTCTTCAGCCTCTGCTGCCTGTCTAATTTTCGCCCAGCGATCCAACGCCGTAGCATTTGCACTTTTGCTTGATATACCTTTTTTCTGTAAAGTTTTCTTTGCTTGGTCAGTTGCGTCAAAAAATTGTCCAATTTGTTTGCTCAGACCAGCCACAGTTTTTCCAGCGGCTAGGCCAGTTTTGATGCCCGCAAGGATTGTTATGGGGTCCATACTTACATTCCATCAGAGTTCATGGGGCGTCTGGTAAGATACTCTAATGTGTTTTCTACGGTTTTTACCCTAGCTTGCAGCTTAACAATCGCCATCATGTGAGAGGCCATCCCACCTAAGTCCTCATGGATTTGATCAACTTCATCCCAAATTTCGTTGTCGCTATCTTCCATATCCTCGTAGACTTCTACAAGTATCTCGATCATTTCATCAAGTTTTTTACTGTTTTCCTCTACATCTCTGATCAAATTAGTGCGGTCCGTAGCATTGTTTTCTACAGTCAAAACATTAACAGTCTCTTCAAGATTGGATATTGTACTAGCTTGCTGTGCAGTCCACCAGATGAAACCGCCAATTTGTGCGATTACCACACCCACAACAGCTATGCTGACCTTTGGCAGTTTATCGGACATCTCTATCTCCTCATTTTAAGTAATTCACGCTGCATTGCAGAATCTATGCGCTTGTCTGTCTGGCGTTCCTGAGACTCCAACCGCTTGTCGAACTGTTCGGACCGCATTGCTTGGTTCTGTGCATCCAACTGCAACTTCGCCTGATCCAACTGATTGTCCGCTTGTGCATCCTGCGCCTTCTGCTGCAACTCTGCCTCTTTGAGTTGTACCAACGGATCGGGACCCTGACCAGATACCTGCTGTGACAACTGCTTAACCTGCTGCATACCCTCGGCAATAAACTGAGCAACCATCTGCTCCATCTGCAACTGCATCTGAGCCTCGTCGCCCATCTGCTGCCCTTGTTGGGACATCTGAACCATAGCCTGCTCCTGCGCTGCCAGCTTTACATGCTCCATAATGTGCTTCTGTAAATCCATAGCAACCTTCGGAATCTGTGCAACCAACGGCGTAGAACCAAAAACCAAGTGTGACATGATGTGAGCCTGATGATTCTGACCCTCAAATGCCGTCAACGGTAACATATCCATAGACGCAATGTTCTCTGACGCGGGGTCCACGGGCTGTGGCTCTTCAGTCGGTGGCGATTTGAGTATGCGATCAACGTCCGTAACGCCCATCGCCTCGTACATATCCCGGAATACCTCGCCCATATTGTGCAGTTCTGGTGCCTGTGTAGCCAATTGTAACTTGGTTTGCGCCAAAACGATGCGCTGAGACTGACTAAATACGTTCGGATTGCTTACAGGTACAACATCGACCCGATCATCAAAGTCCTCGCGCATTATTGTTTCGTCTCCGCCCGCTACAGAGTAAGGATATTGCTGTGGCAGGCTTTCCGACATTACCCGCGCCAAAATCTTGAATTCCTGACGCATTGCGTAATGCAATCTCTTATGAACTGCGCTCATGACCCGTGAGCCTTGTTCCATCATTGCTATTGTTGTGCCGACAGCCGCGGACTGATTGCCATCACCAACCTTTAAATCAGTAATAGTCGCGAACCGCTGACCCGCCTGAACAACAAAACCTAATAAATTAAATAATGTCTGGTCGGGCCCCTTAAAAGGCAGCGGCATGAGGCTATCGCGGATAGCCCCACCGGGCGCGTCAACGTCGCGAAACTCACCCGGCTGCAATGGATCGTCATCATCCCTGATCCGTAGTCCGCGGGCCTTAAATCCCGCAGGGAGGTTGGACAACGTACCAGCGTCGATCAACTGTCGCAGCGCCGCCGTGGCGGTTCGGGAGAGCCCGCCAATCGTGTGAATCAAACCCAATCCATAAAAACCAAAGCCCGGTAAGAACTTATAGTGCGTGAAGTACTGGATCTTCTTCCTCTGTTCGTCATCCTCTAAATAGTTACGTCGGATAGACAATACCTGCCCATTGTCCATGGACAGCGTCACAACATACGGAATCTTAATGCCCGTAGTCTCTCCTTCGTCGTCAACGTCCTCATAACCTTCCAAGTCTAAATCAACATGACATTCCAAAATTGTGCAGTCATAATCTATCTGGTTCGGCTCCATACCCGTAATGCCGTCCAGTTCACTGTCTACCTCATTCAATTCCTTCTGTGCCGGTATAACGTCTATATCAAGATAAAAACCACTGATCTGACGCTTGCGTAAATCATTCAATGACATCCGCACAACCTGCGTAATATTCGGACATGTCTCCAAATCCGAAGTCTCATACGGTACTACCAAGTTCTCCGCAGGGACAAACTTACTTACCGCACGGTCCAAAGTCTCATCAAAATAAGTCTTTTTAAACGTTGAACCAGCCAACGGAAGATAAAACAACATCTGATCCATGTCAGGCGTGTATTCTTCCATTACATTCGATATATAATAATTCATAAATTGCTGGACGCGCTGCGATTGATCGTACTTGGCCCGCGTCTCCTTGCCCATAACAACAGTACGCACGGGCCCCGAAGCCGGTAACAATTCGTTAAATGCCTGTGCCTGAAATTGCGTTGCAGCCTCCGCCAAAAGCGGATGAGTCACACCGGAGGCTCCACGAAACGGCTGCGTCCGCTCGTCGTAAGTAAAACCCAACAACTCCAAACCATTGGAATAAGCGTCTTCCCATTCCGCACGACTCGCCTTGTTGGCATCATATTCTTCCATAAGTTCCGACGCTACACGCGAACACTCACGATCCGCCATGTTTTCCGCCAAATTGGCATAAAAACCGTCGTCAACACTTTCGTCGCCCTGTGGCTCAAAATCAACAGTAACGCCACCGTCTTCAGTTTCAGATATCTCTATCTCGCCAATATCCTCTCCAACAAAATTGGCCTCAACGACATTCTGACTGTCCGGTAACTCAATTTCCAACTCTGCGCGTAAGTCTTCTTCGTCCAATTGAGACGGAACATTTCGGTCCATCATTCCCGCAACTGGTTCTCTAGCCATAGGTATCTCCTAATAATATGCCCTCACTGTAGCAGAGTTTTCCTCATCTTGCCAATCATCTGTTGGTAATTGTACAAAATTACCTTGACGATACCGCATTAACGCCTGTGTCATACTATCCACAAGGTCGTCATGCTCACCATTCGGAAAGGCCGCTACCTCCTCTATAATCTCGTCCGCAAACGTCTCGTCGGGGGCCCAAACCATGCCAGCCTCAAATAATGGCGACACACTGTGTACCCTCGTCACCTTATCATTACCACGACTCGGTGTAAAATTCACTACCGGAATCCCCATATTCCTCAATTCATGCGTCAAGGGCATACCACTCGCCTTTGCCTCCACGATGACGGTGTCGGGGTCCCAAAACTGAAATTCATCAAACGCCTTCTGCTTTAACTCCGGAAAATCCCATCGTCCCTTCTTACTGTCAAGTAATATCAAATTAGGCCCACTTCCACCCTCGTTAGGATAAAAAACACCCCAAGTCGTAATAGCTGAATAATCCGCAGTCTCCCTCTTGCTAAAAGCCGTATCGTAACTCTGAATCACATACTCTAACTGCGGAACCGCCTTCTTATCCCACCTGCGCCACCACTCGCGCTTAATTATAGCGTTCTCCTCACCAGTAGGATTCTGCTGATACTGCGCGTTCCACTTGCTCGGAGGTATAGAAGCGCGGACCGCGGTCAAATCATCAAGACTCCAAAACTCAGGCCAACACGGAGTCCCATCCTCAAAAATAGCCGGTAACTCCACAACTTCCCACTGATCCGCTAAATCATCTTTAGCCATAGCCCTTAAAAGTTGCCCCGTCATATCCTTCTCGGACCAACGCGTCTGAACCAAAACTATACTGCCTCCCGGCTGGAGACGTTGTCGGGGGCCCCCAGTGTACCAATCCCAAGCATCCTCAAACCCGCTGCTGCTCATCGCAGTCTGCTCCGAATGCGGATCATCAATAATCACCAAATCACCACCACGGCCCGCCAAGTTCGATCCAACGCCCACGGCGTAATACATCCCGCCTTTGTTCGTGTCCCACCGACCAGAAGCTTTACTGTCCGCCGCTAACTTGACCTCCGGAAAAATATCCTTGAACTCGTCACTCTCCAACAAGTTCTTCGTCTTACGACCAAAGTTTACCGCCAACTCAGTCGTGTGCGTCGCCTGAATAATCTTCATGTTCGGCTTCTGGCCCATCATCCACGCAGGAAACAAAAAGGACGCAAACTCAGACTTCGTGTGCCTCGGTGCCATGTTTATGATTAAACGCTTCAACTCACCACGGGCCACGCGCTCAAGCTTCTCGGCAATGATCCGGTGATGCCGTCCTGCAATGAAGTCGGGCCAAACGGTTTTTACAAATGTTAAAAAATCTTTTTGGCACTTCTCGTTCTTGTCAAGCTGCGCCAAACGCAGTTCGAGTTTCAGTCTTTTTTCTTCCAAAGATGGGTTCATAGCTACGTTCATAGGGGCCCCTGAATAAGTATCCTAATTTATGCGATTATACGCGTTTT